AGTTTCTTCAACAGCTAAAAATTGTCCAAATAATAGGTCATACCGATGAACACTCAGATCACAAATGTAATGTCTGATAACAAGAGTGGATGTTCCTACATCAAATATTTGGATTTGATTTGATCTTCTTAGGAATCTATAGAAATTAATAATTTGTCTTCCTTCTGCAGCATAAATTGTAGTTCTCCAGGCTCGTTTCGTGTATTCCCACTTTATTTTGTCATTTGTTTCGCGTTTCAAATTCCTTGTAAGAATTCTGTCAATATTTCCTGAATATAACATTGTGGTTAATAAGTCGAAATTAACAATAGAAATAGATTCTTGAAATATTTCTCTTAAAACTAGAGAATGCATCAATATAATTGTTTTTCTTTGATTTTCCAAATTCCAATTTAATTGGAGTTTGTATTTAGCAGTCAATCCACGAACTTCAAAACCACGAAGACTATTTATCCAATTTCCTATTGTGGTAGTGCTATTTTCACGATCTGCCAAAAATTCTTCCGTGAATTTATCAAAGGCAGTTTGACAGAGCAGAGCAAGATTAGGACTATCGCAACGAGTCAAGGTATGGTTTTGGGATTGACAAAACGGACACGGCATTTTCAGTATTAATTCGATTTTGGTAGCAGTTTAAAAGTGATTATAAAATGAAAAAAATGTTTATTTGTATTTCAATTTTACAAGAGTATCAACTTTCACTTCAACTGGATACTCTGTAAAAATGAAATACAAATTTACCAACTATTCTTTCTGTAATTCATTAAACCAATCAAACTAATCAAACACAGACATGAACCGACAAATGACTCTTGAACGATTGAACCTCCCCATGGAATTGATAGACATCATTCGAGGCTATGACGGCTACGACCTATTTGATTTCTACGGAATGACGTCATTCAAAAACACGTGTCCTATCATTCAATCTACGATTAAAGAGAAACGTAAGCTCCATTCTATTCTTTCTGAAAAATCCTGGACATCCTACGAAAACGATTACGATACTTTAGATTGGACGTTTAAATGCAACGATTCCAAAAAACATCTGGAAATGCATTCTGCGTTTTGTGAGGACTGTGGAAATTATTTGGTAGAGGGTAATTCTATTAAATATGAAGAATTCGGGGATCGAGATTATTTTCAAGATCCACGTATGTGTAAATGTAGTGTATGTTATGAAATGTTATTCGAATTGACCTATTATAGCGGAAGGTCTTATCTAAGTGGTGATCCAGATGAATACAATGACTATTTAGAATATTTCGGTGAATAAAAAGAAAAAAAAGAAAAAAATGGTTGTATATATTGTATATTTTTTTCCGCAATCGATTTATACGTTTTTTTCCAACATTTTATCTCCAAAAAACAATTATCTCTTAATTTTTACTTTCTGAAAAATTATTTATCAAAAAATCTTTCGAAGAATTATTGAACGAATTTATTGCATTTAAATAATCATTATTTATATTACATTTACCTAAATAAAAAGATTTCAATACAAACTGACAAGCTTCATAACATTTTAAATAATTTTTATGTTCAAAACTCCTTGTTATAAAATTATAAATTGGTGGTTCTGGACGATCATATATATAAACATAATTTGTTATCATTTCTTGATAATCTCCATAATAATGTTTAAATAATTCTGGATTTTCAAAATAAACAGGACTATATAATTGTTCATCTGCGTGTCCATATCCCTTTTCTAAATATTCTAAAAATTTATTCTCAATTAAATCACAAACTTTATACATATAATATGAATTTCCTGTGAAGAAACCACTACACATACCACATCTACCCCATTGGTAATATTCAGGTGTATTTGAAACTAATTCTGGAGGTATATAATCAATATAACAAGTAGAAAATTTATCTCTTTTTACGGATAATACCTCACTCAATTGAATTACATTTTTGTATCCCATTCTTTCAATACAAAAATTAATCCAACAAAAATGGGTAGATTGAAATGGATTTTCTTTTATTGTTTCTTTTAACATTAAATAACGAGACATACAAAACAAATAATAACTGGCAGTATTTCTATTATCAAAATAATAAGGATTTTTATTACGATTGGATATAATTTTATTTCTATAATCTTTGAATGACTCTTGTAATTTAATATTCTCTTTTGAAAATTGTAAATCATCAAATTCACAAATATGATATTTTGTTTTAGAATCTAAATATTCTGGACGAATATCTTTTATACGTTCATAACTTTCACTATCGCAATAAATTACTAAATTATATGGCAATGACAGAGTAGATATTGAATGATTAATATAGTAATTTTGATCTCTTTCTTTGATCTCTTTACTTGCATCTGGACATTTGGTCAAATTAAAATAAGCAGTTACTAACGTCCAATCTGAATTATCATAATGTTTGAAAGAAATATTTGTATCAAATGTAATAATTCCTGTGCCTGACCAATGACCAATATTTGTTAAATCATATTTTTCATAATCACAAATTTTATACCAAAAATTATCTCTCATTTCTTTGAAATACCATATGTCGTCACAAATAAGAAATCCATTGTAACCAATTTCTTTTAAAAAAAGATAGAAACTATATTCCATATTTCCATTATGTGTATCTGCATCTAAAAATATAAACGGACAGGATAATATAAGAGGAATCCATTTTTCTCTCTTTTCATAATTGAATAGATCATCGATGTGGAAATTTATATTATCAATTTGTTTTATATTTTGTTCTACATTATCTACATTATCTACAATATCAAATGAATGAATCTTATTTGTTTTATTATATGATAATGCTAATGCAGAACGACCCATATTAGAACCAATATCTAAAATATTAACATTATTAAATAAAGTTGATAAATAAGATAATAGTCTGTAATGTTGTTTTCCAGGTTTTTCGTAAAATTCTTCGTCGTTTAATCGAATAATATTATGAAAAAAAATATCATAATCTAATTCATCTAATTGTTTGCTCTCTATTTCATAATGAACTTGAACCATTTTATAAATAATAAATTATATAAATTTTTATATTCTTTTTTATATCTATTCAGTAATAATGCGAGGCATAATATTAATGGTTTGTAATTCTTGAGATAACAATTTATAGGCATAAGGCACTTCTACTTTGGCAAAATCAGTCGTATTATTACAAGTATTGCAAAGATGAATGGTGAAATCCGAATTTTTATTATAGAGACTGTTTTTCATTCCATCATTATACGATGGCACCATACCACATTTCTTACAAACATATATACTATATTTATCTGAAGAATCGTATAATCGTTCTCTGCAAAATTTGGACATACCGTGCCCTAACATAACATCTCTTTCCATTTCACCAATACGGAACCCGCCATCTTTGCTTCTACCTTCTTGCGGCTGTCTTGTTAGATTTACCATAGGACCAATTGAACGACTGTGTTGTTTGTCATTCACCATATGTTTCAGTCGTTGGTAATAAGTGGGTCCGAAAAAGATATTTGTCTCCAATTGTTCACCAGTGAGTCCATTATACATAACTTCATTTCCATAACTTTCATATCCCAATTTCTGTAATTCTTCGCATATTTTCTTGACACTAAGATCTCCAAAACTGGTTCCGTCTCCAAAAAGACCCAATTCAATCAAGACCTTTCCTAAAAGGGTTTCTTTTAAATGAGCAATTGTCATACGAGATGGAATGGCGTGTGGATTCAAAATGAGATCTGGACGAAGACCATCCTTTGTAAATGGCATATCACATTCTGGAATGATATTTCCTGCCGTGCCTTTTTGTCCGGCGCGACTAGCAAACTTATCCCCTAAAACCGGTTTACGAAATGTGCGCACGCGGACTTTGGCGAAATTATAACCGTCGCCATTTCTACCAGTATAATTCTGATCAATATAAGTTTCTTCTGTTGTGCGAAACGTCTTACTTTGATCTTCATATTTGATGGTTTTGGTCGGATCATTTCTATTTTCTTTGATGGGAATAATTTTGGCAATAATAACATCGCGATTTTCCACGAGCGAGTTTTCGGGAATGAATCCGTGTTGATTCAATTTTTCGTAATTACCGAATTTGATTCCTTTGGTCTTGGTCTTATCCGGTTTACAACGAATGATTTCGTCGCGAATAATATTCTTGTCTTCATCTTTCTCTGTATGATAAATCGTCGCAGTAAAGAGTCCTCGGTCAATAGAACCTTTGTTGATCAATACACTATCTTCCTGATTATAACCAGTATGTGTCATAATAGCTACGTGTATTTGTGCGCCCGATGGAATACGATTCAAATGGATAAAATTCATTAAACGTGTATCCACCAAAGGTCGTGATGGATAAGTTAATACGTAGGCGGTTTTATCCATACGTTTATCGTAGTTGGTTGCATATACACCGATGGCTTGCTTCGACATCGCGCATTGGTACGTGTTTCTCGGAGCCTGATTATGGTCAGGAAAAGGAACGCAAGAAGCCAACACGCCAAAAATAGTGCTCGGATGAATCTCGCAATGTGTGTAATTATATGTTTGATTAGGATTTTCGTTTTGTTTTGGTCCCATCGCAATCATTGCCTGATTTTGTTCATCTGGATCAATATATTCAATGACAGATTCTTGAATCATACAATTGGTCAATAGATCATTCCAACCCAATTCCTTTTTCTCAATACGTTCAATAATATCGCGCGTAATAATTGCCTTGTTGTTTTTCACGCGTAATACAGGACGAGTTAATCGACCACCATCATTACATACGCGAATTTCCATCATTTTAAAATCGAAAATAATTGAAGTATAGATATTGATGATTCCTTGATATTTTTTCTCTTTCAAATTTTCATATAGTTCCATAGGATTCTCACTAATACCTAACCAAGCACCATTGACAAATACTTTTACTTTATCGAATAATTGTTCACAAGGTGTATCATCTACTGAAAGAATATAGGGTCGAACATATTCGTAAAGAGAGGAACTATTTGTTGGAATAGTGATATGCGTCATATAACTAATATTTTTAACTATACCAATTGACTGCCCCTCCGGAGATTCTGATGGACAATTTGAGCATACAAAAGATGATGCAACAAATGAGTGATTATCACTACGAGTTGTGAAATCATAAACAAGTTCGGGTTCTATTTCTTTGATTGATAAAATAGGAACACTAATACATCCATTATTGACAATGTTATCACGAATAAAATCTTGATAAATAATATCTGTGCTAAATCTAGCAGTTTGAGGAGTTCCTTTTTTATTTTTTGATATCACTTTTCGAATTTGATTCTCAGATAAATTAGTATTTTGTAATAAAACTTCCATAGGAACTTTTTTATGATTATCAATAATATATTTATAATTTAAATCACGTTGTTTTTTATTGAATTCTTTTATTTTTAAATGTTCAATTATTTTTGCAGAATTTCTTCTTTTTTCTTCACAATATGTATAATTGATAATATCAACATATTTACATAAATTTTCTGAATCTTGATTAAATACAATACCTATTTTTGTTTTATCTTCATCAACCTTTATTTGATGTAAATAACAATTGATATTGAATTCACTAAAAATATTAATAATTTGAGAGAAATATTCAATTGTATCTTTTAAATAATTATTATGAGTTGTTTGGTAAGTTCTTCCAATATGTGGTTTGAAAGTTTGTCCATTTTGATTATAAGAAAGTCTTGAACCATCACCACCTTGAAAAGAAGATAAAAATTCTCTTTTTACGGATAATTCTGCACTCATTAACCATTCTGGCATTGAACGTTTCATATTTGTTTTTTTACCAATAAATCCACCCAATAATGATAATAAATAGGAAAATGCACCATTTTTTGAAACTTCCCAAGTTCTTGAAACGGTTATTCTGCCGGATATTTTATCTTCAAACTTAGAGATGTTTCTACGAATTGATGGATTACCAAATCCCAATGTTTTTATATCATCCGCTAATTGAAATACATCATATTCTTCTCCTAGATTGAAAGCTGAAGAATAATATAATCTATCCACTTTTTCATCTTTTGAAACTGTTATACTTCCATCTGTATTCAATGCTCCAATTAACCGAGCTATAATTTTCAATTTATATAATGGTATTTCTATATTCAAAAGATTCAATTCTAATAATTCTATACGATAATGTTCCAAAACATCTATTTCTCTTATAATTACTTTTGTAATATTTTCGTCTGGAATAGATTTTACTGTATGACGAATAATTAATTTATCTCCATTTTTTAATTCGTTTACTTTTTTCATTTCATATTTACCTTCTTGCGTTTTTGTCAAGAACGGATGGTCTGATGTTGCTTTTATAGTTCTTCCACTAATTGTAGTAATTTCAAATAAATTATCGGGCATTTTACAAAATTTATTATACATATCAGATGGTTCATCTAAAAGAGTCTCTCTATTTACAGTATTTACCCAATCTCCATCTTTTATATCCTTTATTTTTTTTGTTTCCATTCTATTTGATAATAGAACTTCTGTATCTCCAGATAAACATAAAAATCCCCACGTCGTGTTATGAAGTTTACGTGGAGCAATCAATTCACCACTTTTCTCCAAAGGCGTATTGATTCGGCGTAAATGACTCAAACTCGATAAATAGGTCAATCGACTCAGAACCTGAGCAACACCGACTTTACTACTATTCGATTGTTTGATACTGAAATCACCGGTAGAAAGCGAACGTGTAATACCGTTTTCAATCGTCGTCGATTTCATTATTTTGTAAATATTAGTCATATTCAATATATTCTCATAATCCTCGGTAGTTCGCCAAGATCGCGAATTTATTTCGCGCACAATTTGTTTTTGCATTTCTTTCACTAATTTATTGAAATAATTACGAAACAGATTATTCAACAAGGTTCCGGTCAATTCGATACGTTTGTTCAAATAAGAATCGCGATCATCGGGTGCAATCCAACCCAAACTGGTTTCCAATAATTTCTTTGCCATATATCCCAATAAATATTTCTTCTGTGAAAGAGTGGAACAATGGGGAAACAAATCGTTGTTTAGAACTTCCATTGTAAATTCCCGTTTTTTCCTCAGTCCAGTTTCTCTGTCCATATTAATTGGAGTATAAGCAACCATTGAAACAATATGTTGAATCGCCGATTCTTGTGTAAGATATTTATTTGCATCGATTATAGATGCCTGTAAACAATTCAAAAGAGTGGATTGTTTTTCTTGGCAAATATCGAGTAAAATATAATTACAAATATCTTTGTCGCTAATTACATCAAGTGCACGAAATAGGACAAACAATTCGATAGGTTGTTTGATTCTAGGGATTGAGACATAGAGACCATTACCGAATCCATTATTCTTACTCGCAATCATCATATCAATTTGTTTAGGAGAAATACATTTGAAATCGGGGACGGATTTGATTTCCGCGAACCAATTCCATTTGGTCGTGTTTTTCCCGTCAAAACAATAGATTCTGTTTTCCGCGGCGCGCTCTTGTCCAAGAACCGTCTTCTCAGATCCTTTGATAATAAAATATCCGCCACAATCAAAATGACATTCGCCGGTTAGTTTATCATCAATATGTTTGTTTTGATTCAAGATACAAATAGAAGATTTCAACATAATCGGCATTTTTCCAATATTGATTTTCGGCAAATGTTTTTTGATGATTTTAGGAGTTTCCATATTTTCTGTATCTCGGACAATATATTGGACTTGAAGGTCAACTGTCATATTTGATGCATAGGTGAAATTGCGCAGTTTGGCCTCGTGAGGAAGCATAATTTTAGTTGCACCATTGTTTTCGTGAATTTGTGGTGGATATAATTTGAAATTTTCGAAAGAAATCTGGATTTCTAGGAAATATTTCTCCTTTTCTGGAATATAATCATTTTCTGAATGGATGATGACTGGATTGAACATTTGAATTGTTTTTTGAACCTGATAATTGATAAAATGATTATAGGATTCGATTTGATGACGGACAAGACGTTCTAAATGTTTTCCGCGAAAATAGGATTCGATCAAAGTATATGGTTCTTCTACATATTCTTCCAAATGAGAAAGAATATGAGAAATTTCTATATTTTCGGATAAGGATTCAGATTCAATCATTTTTCTGACATCGTTATTTATCTGATCGATTACTTCATCCACCTTTTTATCCATTTCTTTAACAACCAATTTCATTTTTCTGGGTTTTTTTATTTTTTCGTCTTTTCCATCTTTTTTATTTTTTTCTATTTTTTTCTCCTTTTTTTCTGGTATTTTTTGCACTTCTGAAAATGCGGATATAGTTGATGAATTCATCTTTTCCATAATTGTGGGAACATTTACCGAAGACATAATAGATGCATCACAATTCATTTTGAAAATATGTATTAAAATAATTATATCATTATCTGTTTATATAGTTTCAGGATCAATTTTATAAAACACAGTGTATTCTTTTTTCCCGCCATTTTTATTATTTCTTAATATTGAAAACCATTTTTTTACGATTTTGATACAATTAAATTGATAATCATTATAAAGGACAATTTCGTATTTTTTATTTTTGATTAAATTTACATAACTATAGATATCGAAAAAATACCGAATACGAGGTATTTTTTCTAATTTTTTATATCGCTGGTCTTTTTCGGAAAAATGACTAATTAATTTACCATTCCAAAACGTAAAACGTTTATCAAACGATAAAATATAGATGGCTATTTCAAACGGTATTTTTTCAAAAATTTGCATAGTAATCTTTATAATATAATCGGCGTTAAAAATTCTTCGATTTTTTCATAAAAATATACGGTTAATTATAATTTTATGAAAAAAATATAGATAGATATTTTTTATATATTTATAAAATTCCAATAAAAATGAGCAACGCAAAAATGGATGATTTTATACATTTTCTAGATTTTTATAAATCGAAAAAATGTGTAGGATATATGGATTTAATTAATATAATACAAATGACAAATTTAGATTATATAGAAAACAAATATTATGAAAAATCCTATTGTGGAAAATCGGCGGAAGATCATTCTTTTTATTCATTGAATGAAAGTTCCAAGTGGAATCCCATCAATAAAGGGGAAACCTTTGACTATCAATTATGGCAAAAAAAACATCAAGTCAGTTTGAATTTTTCACCTATAATGCTGGATAGTTTGGTCACTCAACCTTCCATAAAAAAAATGGAAAAAACCGAAAAAAAAGAAATTCTGGTTTCAGTTAAAAATATTTCTGATATTTTGAAAATCATCAGTGATAATGAATATAATGAAAATACAGAGTATAATATTGATTTGAAATCATTGATCAATATCAAACCAGAATTGGAGGAATTGAATAATATGATTGGAATAGAATCGTTGAAATCCAATATTTTAGACCAATTGTTTTATTTTATACAAAATCTGCATATAAACAATTTAACAAAAGATAGTGAGTTTAAACATACTGTTATATGTGGACCACCTGGAACAGGAAAAACAGAAATCGCTAAAATAATAGGTAGAATGTTTTCCAAATTGGGTATTTTGAAAAAGAATATTTTCAAAAAGGTTACAAGAAATGATTTAGTTGCCGGATATTTGGGTCAAACTGCCATAAAAACAAAGGCAGTTATCGACGAATGTTTAGGTGGAGTATTGTTTATTGACGAGGCATATTCTTTGGCAAATACAAACAATGGCGATTTAGATAGTTTTTCAAAAGAATGTATTGATACTTTGTGTGAATCATTGAGTGATAAAAAAGATGAATTAATGGTTATTATCGCAGGGTATGAAGATGATTTGAACCGCAGTTTTTTTCAGGCAAACAAAGGACTCTCTTCTCGATTTATATGGAGATATAAAATAGATGATTATACAGCCAAGGAGTTGTTTCAAATATTTAACAAGAAAATTCGAGAAACAGATTGGCAAATCTTGGTTGAAACGGATATTCATATAAAATGGTTTGAAACAAATAAAGCGGAATTCATAAATTACGGTAGAGATATGGAATTGCTTTTTTCTTATACAAAAATAGCACACGCGCGGAATATATTTGGAAAACCAGAGCAATTAAGAAAAAAAATATCGAAAGACGATCTGGAGAATGGTTTTAAAATGTTCAAATTAAATACAAAAACAAAAAAAGATACTACGCCTTATGGACTTTATGTATAAAAATACGGATTTACTAGTTTTTTTTATATTTTTATTTTCGTATTCTCTAATATAATGAGTGGAAAAATAATTACGGTTCATCCTGATTTATTCAATTTTTCATCTAAAAATAAAACGAAAAAAGAAAAGCCACCTTTAAAAGAAATCAAAATGAAAAACAATAAGACGATTAAAAATGCAAAAAAACATATTTTACAAGAATTGAGAAGACGTCAAGAAGAAAATATAAATCATTTATTTCAATCTAAACCTTTGGTTCAATCAAATGCATCTACAGATTCAATAACACCAAATAATGATTTTGAACAATCTATTGAATATTTAACATCATTTACAAAAGATTATGATGATAAAAAAGAAAACGAAAAAAACAGTAAAAATCATACATTCAAAAAGAATCCAGAAATGGATCTACAGTCTCTTTTGTATAGCGATAATGCAGATGTTTTTAATAACACGCTGGATTATCCTTTGGAAAACGTGAGTAATAGTTTCAATATGGAAAATTCAATGCAGGATTTTGTGTTGAAACCGCGTATTCCATTGCCACAGCCAGAATGGGGGTGTCTTAAAAATGGAAAATTACAAACATATCGTATATGGAAAAAACAGACGCAGAAAAATCTACCGTCTACTGGTAATTTATCTTTTACTCCTACTATTATTGTAAACTCTGATCAAGAACGGGTTATGCCACATAGCTTTGCTCCAACCAACGGTAGCTTCGCTAAAGAAAACCCATCTTCTCCTTCTTCAATATCAAATAAAATAGAATCGAGAGAACCTTTTTCTTCTTTGATGCCTTACCAAAACCAACAAGAAGAAAAAATTAAATTTTTAAGTGAAATGAAACAAACAATGCAAAAAATGAAAAACGCCAATAATATGAAAAATAAAAAACAATTGAAACAAAGAAAAACAGTCAGGCGAACTTTTCATATTGGTAAATCAAAAACGGCGCCAAAAATTTCGGTTCTCGTAACAAATAAAGCAATACGTAAAAATGTAACAACCAAAGCGACTCTTCTAAAACAAACACCGATTGGAGAAATCAGAAAATATTTGATAAAAAAAGGGTTGATTAAAGTAGGTTCATCCGCACCCAATGATGTATTAAGAAAAATGTATGAATCAGTTGCACTTATTGGTGGAGATATAAATAATCATAATCCGGAGAATTTATTATATAATTATTTTCACGATAAATAGAGATTTTAGACAACAAAACACAAACTGATAACAGCGAATGACGACAATATGTAAATGGTAATAGCAAAGGATGATATTTTGTCTTTTTCTTTTTCTGATGAAAATTCTATTTTTTGGGTTTTCGTATTTCTTTTTTTCTTTTTTACAGTTTCGCACGTTTCAAGTGCACGGCAACTGCGTATAAGAATCCTATTTTCAATATATTGTTTATGAAAATTGGATTCAATATCTATATCACAGAAGAATCCATAGTCATTATCTTCCTCCGTTATTTCTTCCTCAGTTATTTCTTCCTCCGTTATTTTCATCTATATTTTTGATTATATAATCATTAAATAATTAAAATAATTGAATTTTATTTTATATAAATCAATTTTATAGAAATGTATAGTTTTTCTTCATCAAAAAGACGAACTTTCGCAAAAAATACATTTGGCGAAGTTTTAATACAAAGTTCTACTGCTCCTATGATACAAAAAACAGTTCCCCCAAAACCAATATCAATCCCAAAACCAGTTGATACTGAAATTTACTGTAATAATTATATTGCTCCTGCAACCAATCCAAATCCAACAATACCTGTGCAATATTTCAATGGTAGTCAATTAAAATCATTATATAATGTGCCAAATATTCCCGTTGCTTCTGGTAAAAAACAAGTGTCGATTGCCATTGTTATTGCATATTCTTATCCGGGTCTTCTCTCTGATTTGAAAATGTATTGGCAAAATTCTTCTAATTTTGGAGCTAGTTCAAATCCTCCAACTGTCCGCGTTTATACAATGCCAGGTGCTACTTTTAATGCAGGCTGGGCGGTAGAGGAATGTTTAGACGTTCAAATGGTGTGCACAATAAATCCCAATGCAAATATATGGGTTGTAGAAGCCAAATCAAGCTCTGCAACAGATTTATTGGCTGCCGTTAAATATGCAACAAATACTATACAAGCAGATGTAATATCAATGTCTTGGGGGGGTAATGATAATACTAGTTTATCTAACGCAGTGAATAATAGTTTTTTTATAGACGCATCTAAATGTTTTTGCGCATCAAGCGGTGATACAAATACAGTATCTTGGCCAGCCGTTTCTACCAATTGTATAGCCGTTGGAGGAACCACTCTTTTATGGACACCAACTACACCAAATCAAAGAACTGAATATACGTGGGTGAATGCAGGTTCTGGTTATTCTATTACATTTCCAAAACCAAGCTATCAATCACTACAAAATACAAATGCAAAAAGATGTATTCCAGATGTTAGTTTGATTGCTGGTGTTAATTCAATGGTTTATAATTATTGCAGTTATGGAACTTCAAATCCTTGGATTCGCTCTGCAGGAACATCCGTATCAGCTCCAATTTTTGCGGCGATCGTTTCTATTGCCGATCAACTACGTTTCAACCAAGGTAAATCAGCATTAACAAGTGTTTATAGCACAACGCCATTGACTCCTACTAGTTCAACGCCCCCGTCTAATAATTTACAAAATTATTTGTATAAAACTATTTTGACAAATGCTGGAAAATATTCTTCTGATTTTAATGATATTACAATTGGAAATGATACGGCAGGAGGTAATTCTCCTATTTATAATGCGGCAACTGGGTTTGATGTAGCTACTGGAATTGGTTCTCCAAATGTAGCGGCCTTCTGTACAGATTTATTGAATTTATGAAGAGCAAGTGTTGTGTAAATATAAATTAAAATATTTAAATTTTAATTTATATCAATTAATTGTATAAAAATGTATAGTTTTTCTCCACCGAAAAGACAAATTTGTGCAAAAAATACATTTGGTGAAATTTTAGTAAAAAGCTCTAGTAATCCAGTGATACAAGAAACAGTTGCTCCATCGCCAACAATAGCACCAGCAATATCGCCAACAATAGCACCTGCAATAGTTGATAATGGTGATTACTTTAAAAGTCTTGCTAATACTCAAGCCATTCCAAATCCAGATATGCCTACACAATACTTTAATGGTAGGCAATTAAAAACATTATATAATGTGCCAAATATTACAGCGGATGATGGTAAAAAACAAGTAAAAATTGCCATTATTATTGCATATTCTTATAATGGTGAACAAAATGCTAAAAATGATAATTTGGGTTGGGTTGCGTATGATTTAAAACAGTATTGGCAAAATTATAGTAATTTTGGACCGAATCAATCCCCTCCAAAAGTATCTGTTCATACAATGAAAGGTGCTACTTATAATAAATTATGGGGTCAAGAGGAATGTTTAGACGTTCAAATGGTCTGTACAATAAATCCCAATGCAAATATATGGGTTGTAGAAGCCAAGTCAAGAGATCGTGGAGATTTATTAGATGCAGTTAAATATGCAATAAATACTATAGAAGCAGATGTAATATCAATGTCTTGGGGTAGCCCTGATAGTTTTTTAACAGTAAACAAAGAAAATAGTAGTTATTTTACTGATAAAACTAAATGTTTTTGTGCAGGAAGTGGTGATAATAATCAACCATTATGGCCAGCCGTTTCTACCAATTGTATAGCTGTTGGAGGAACCACTCTTTTATGGACACCGACTAATAAAACTCCAAGAACAGAATTTACGTGGATTAATGCAGGTGCTGGATATTCTTCTACTTATCCAATACCAAGTTATCAATTAGCACAAAACAATAATAAAAATAATAAAAAAAGATTTATTCCAGATGTTAGTTTAATTGGTAGTAATACTTCAATGGTTTATATTTATTCAAGTGATAGAGGAACTGCTTCTAATCCTTGGTCTGCAATTTACGGAACATCCGTAGGAACTCCAATTTTTGCGGCTGTTGTTTCTATCGCAGATCAACTACGTTTCAACAAAGGTAAATCAGCATTAACAACTGTATACAGTGCAACTCCATTAAATCCTACTAGTTCTACTCCACCATCCAATAATTTACAAAATTATTTATATAAAACTATTTTAACAAATTCTGTAAAATATTCTTCTGATTTCAATGATATTACAATTGGTACAAATACAGAAGGGGGTAAAAATTCTATTTATAATGCGGAAACTGGGTTTGATATAGCTACTGGAATTGGTTCTCCAAATGTAGCGGCTTTGTGTAATGATTTATTAAATATTTGAAGAGTAAGTGTTATTTGAATAATAAAAAAAGAACTCTTCATTCTTAGATAAATAATCAAAATATTTAATTTTTAATTTATATCGATTAATTGTATAAAAATGTATAGTTTTTCTCCACCGAAAAGACAAATTTGTGCAAAAAATACATTTGGTGAAATTTTAGTAAAAAGCTCTAGTAATCCAGTGATACAAGAAACAGTTGCTCCATTAACTGATATAACACCAACAATAGCACCAACAATAGCACTAATTGATACTGATGATCTCTTAACCAATCATTTTTTACCACAACCCTCTGAAAATCCAGAAATGCCTACACAGTACTTTAATGGTAGTCAATTGATAAAATTATATAATGTGCCAAACATTCAAGTTTCTTCTGGTAAAAAACAAGTAAAGATTGTAATTATTACTCCATATGCATATAACGGTGAAAAAAATGCTAGTAATGGTTATTTGGGTTGGGTGAATTATGATTTGGAAAAGTATTGGTACAATTATACTAATTTTGGACCTGCTTCAAACCCTCCAAGTGAGTATGGACCTGGTTCAAACCCTCCAAGAGTATCAGTACATACAATGCCAGGCGCTACTTATAGACAAGATCAAGATTACGGATTATTTGAATGCGGTTGCGTTCAAATGGTATGCACGATAAATCCTAATGCAAATATATGGGTTATAGAAGCCAAGTCTGATTCTCTAACAGATATATTAGCTGCAGTTGAATATGCAAATAATAATTTAAAAGCAGATGTAGTATCATTGTCTTGGGGCAATAGTAATGAAGTAAAACTATCAACTACTACTAATAATAGTTATTTTACTAATAAATCCATATGTTACTGTGCAACATCAGGTGAGTTAAATACACCATTTTGGCCAGCAGTTTCTACCAATTGTATAGCAGTTGGAGGAACAACTCTTTTGTGGACACCAACTAGTAAAAACCCAAACGAAAGAACAGAATTTCCGTGGGTGTATGCAGGTGTTGGATATTCTAAAACTTTTATAAAACCAAGTTATCAATCAGGAGATGATATGTATAAATTAAAAATAAATACAAATTCAAAAAGATGTATTCCGGATGTCAGTTTAGTTGCTGACAATAAATCAATGATTTATATTTATTGTAGTTATAGAAATCTTTATAAATATAAACATAGCAATTTTTGGACCTTGACAGGAACATCTATAGCAACGCCAATTTTTGCTGCGATCATTTCTATTGCCGATCAACTACGTTTCAACAAAGGTAAATCAGCATTGACAAGTGTATATAGCACAACTCCATTAAATCCTAAAGATTCTATTCCATCTAATAATTTACAAAATTATTTATATAAAACTATTTTGACAAATGAGACAAAATATTTTGCTGATTTTAATGATATTATAATTGGTAATAATAATAATGATGGGAATATTGATTACAACGTTATTGACGCAATGATTGCTAATCCAAAATATTATGCAGGGGCTGGTTTTGATGTAGCCAGTGGAATAGGTTCTCCAAATGCAACGGCTTTATGTAATGATTTATTAAATATTTGAAGAATGTAGACTCTTGAAATCTAATCCCACGAATTGTTGTGCAATTATAGTATGAATAATTAGAGATAGAAATCAAATATTCATCTGTATAAAATTGATTTGAACTTGATCTATTATTTTAGTAATAAATCAAATATAATAATATTGAAAATGAATGTTGCTCGAATTCATCCTTATCCAAGTGTCGTAGAATCGAATTTGATAAAAAAACCAAAGGTCTATAATAATATAGCGGATTATTATACTTATTTGAATAGTAAAAAAAAGGATGGTTTGCTAATAGATAAAAATAAAATATCGTCAAAAATAAAAAAAACAAAGATAGAAAAAACAAAAATGAAAAAAACA